CATGCTACCGGGTTCGACGCGCTTATTCGCCTTGTCAGCCACCTCGGCAATTCCCTTCATGGCCTCTATCTGCTGCGCCTGCTGAACGGCCTGCATCGCTATCTCCATCAGCTCTTTTGCCTCTTCGTCGGTATTCATGATTTTTGCGGGCATTCCGTGTGCGTCTGCGATTTCCTCGGCGATCTGGAAGGGCTTGAACTTGTATTTGAGCTCCGGATAGATCTCGAGGAAGGGAGCGAGCGTCTGCATACCGCCGATAACGCCGCGCTGTTTGTGCGTTCTGCGCTGTATCTGCGCGAGCGGTCCCAGGTAGTCTACCTTGATCTTTTCTCCGCCGTACTCCGCGAGCTCTGGCGGGATCTCCGGGAGCCTGCCCGCCCTCATCTCGATATTGAACACCCGCTCGATGAGCGGATCCAAGAATTCGGTCTCGAGCTGACCCACGGTCGTCCCCAGTACCACGGCTTTCTCGGATTGCAGCTCGAGCGTCTCCGTCGCCGTCCTGCGCCTATCCGGTTCCGAAAGCATCAGGAAGAAATCGATCATGAAATGATTGCGTATGATCTCCCGTACTTTCTCCTCACCCTCGATACCGAAATTGGGATTGAGCGTTGTCATGATAGGCTCGATACGCTCGCGGTTGAGGTCATCGTAATAGTTTTTCCCGCCGGGATTGAGGTTTACGCGATCTGCATGTTTCGCCGGTATCAGGTGCGGAGGATCAACTGCTTTCTGCCGGGCCTTGAGCATCGTTTTTTCCATCAGGGAAAGTTTCATCACGTCGACAAGCGCATAATGAGCAGGCGATCTGCCGTATACCTCGTCCGGTATCTTGTCGCACCGCCACACGAGATACGGGTTCTCGTCGTATCCTCCTTCTGAGAGGACGTGTTTCCCTCCCTTCTCGATGTACAGCGATTTGTACTCCTTGCTCGTGAAATCGAGTTTGCCATATTTCTTCGCCTGGTTCCGATCCACGACGTGTATGAATTCGAACTCCTGATCCCAATAATCCGGTTTCTCCGCCGCTCTCTGGATGTCCTTGCTCAGTTTCTCCTTGTTCTTCTCAAACTTCTCGAGGGCCCGTCGTGCGGACATCTTATACCTGCGATGTACCGTCACGACACGTCCGTACCGGTCTTCGGCGATGAATATTTCCTTCGGATGCATCGGCATGAAATACGGTATTCCGCGCCCGTAATCGTCCTCCGTGTATACCGTCGCCGTGCCGATGGAAAACCCCGTCTTGAGTTCCTGGTTGACGGATCCGTAGAAATTGCTGTTCTCGAATACGCTGTACAGGTGATCGCCCACGTCGTTGACCCACATCTCGGCTGACCTAAGGCGGTTGATCTCCTCGTTCATGAAACGGAGCATGAACCATTCAAGGTTCGGGGCGACCATGTATCCCTGAAAACCGTTTACGAGAAGCATGAGAGCGTTGATCCCCGTGCCGTCGTACACGTTCGTTCCAACCCTCTTTCCCTTGTTGTAGTCGAGCTTCATGTGCTCCAAGAAGGGAATGATGTACTCGGCGATGTCCTCCCAGACCTCCTCATACTTGTCCCGTATATCTTCCAGCTTTTTCTGTCGTGCATGTATGTATTTGACCGTTTCCTCTTCTGTCATGCCCTTGTCCTGTAGACGTATTTTCCCTTTTCGAACGATAGGGGTATGGTCTTCTCGTGACCGATCTTGCATTTCGTATCCACGTAGACCTTGAAACCGAGCTCCCGCGCCCGGACGCACCACCCGACATCCTCGGCGCAGTTCATGGGCTGCCCGCCGTGATCGTAGTACGTTGACTTGAACCAGGGATACCCCATCTTCTCGAATACGCCACGCTTGATGCAGATGAATCCGAATCCTACAAAATCGACCTCAATCAGGCCGCGCTCGTCGACGAGCTCGTTATCCTCGATATGTGCAACATGGAAGTACTGGAGCTTCGGTCTGCCCTCTTCACTGAATGCGAAATACCCTGCTGGAGCCTTCCCGGAAAATCCCGTCGGAGTAATGCCCGATACAATATCTACATCGTGTTCAAGCAGGCGGAGAACCTGAAAGGGATGGTAAAACTGATCGCTATCAATCCAGAATGTGAAATCGTATTCCCTCCCTTTGAAGGGTACTACATCGGGCCATGGGATCGGATCGTCCTGTCGCAGGATCTCGTTTCTGCACATGTACATATCCGAGCTGTAGAAGTCCACGAAATCGTATTCGATGTTGTTCTTCTCCATGTACTGAACGAGTGCCGTCCAGCTGTTCCGATTGAACCTCGTACAGCTTGCACCCGGCAGGCAGAACATTATCATGTCAGGACCGTCCTAGCGGATCGTAATTGTCATCGTATGATTGCTGTACTGGCTGCAGTCTCACATCAACCAACTCCTTGTGTTTTGGCAACGTGAAATGCGACATCACGGCGTACCGCGTTTCGTCGTACACGTGATCCTCACCGTCGGTATCCACGTCCTCCGGGTTCTTCTCGTCAACCGCCAGGACCGGGATCGTCCGGATGAACGCATAACAGGTATCGAACACCAGGAGCAGCGGCCTCCCGTCGTCCGTTATCGATTTCATGTAATCGTGCATTCGTGCCAAACCCGATACCCTGTCGTTATCCGCCTTTATCATATTCCAGCCGACCGCCGCGAAGTTCTCGGCAACCGACGGTCCTTCATCGGCCCTGGACCAGATTGAGGGGTCCGCCACCATGTCCCTGCAGCCCTCGGCAACGCTCACGTTCCAGGACTCCTGAGCGAGATCAACGGAAGATTTCTTCACGCCGGTATCGTAGATGGGGCGCTTCGTTACCGGATCCTTCGCGCATCCGTACATTTCTCGGTAACGCACGAGCCTTCCCTCGTGCGTCACGGCCCACCAGCCGATCGAATACGGCCTGGCATATCCCCAATCGAACGAGCAGAACCGCTTCCAGCTCGGCTCTATCGGGATCGGATGAATAACGTGCCGTTCCCGGCTGAACTCCTCAAACGCGGCGCCGGCGGCGACGTCCCAATCGCCTTCGCGGAACGCCCGGTACAGGTGCGGGGGCAGGGCCTTGAGTCTCGCCTCGTACCCTGGATCCTTCTTCATGAGAAGCAGGTTGTCCTCGAGCTTCGCGGGTATGAAGGTCGAGTACATCCTCATCTCCGGATCCCAATACATATTCATGGGCTTGCGACCGTCGATGAAACGCAGCTTCAGCCACCCATGCCCAACACGGCCCGGGTTTCCCGTCGCCCGGATGCTTACCGGCACACCCTTCGGCGATCTGGCGCAGGAGAACATGAACGTGTAACAGTAAGGGTCTTTCCATTCGGAAAGCTCGTCGAAGGCAATCCAGGTGTACTGATGCCCCTGGTATCGCTGCACGTCCTCTTTGCGCTCGAGATGCCGCATCCTGAGCATGGAACCCAATTTGAACGTCCAGGTGCGCTCGCCCTTCGCATACGTCGCGCCGAGCTTCGGGTATATCTCCATCGCCCGGGCCTGGAGTTCGGAAAACTCGTTGTACGTTTTCCTGAACAGGATCCCGCGATGATCGGCTCCGTACTCTAGGTTTCGCAGGAAATCAGCCAGGAGAAAATCTGACTTGCCTCCGCCCTTCGCTCCTCCGTAGAAGAGCTCGTCTGCAGGGCATTCAAGAGCCAGCTTCTGCTTCGGCTGAGGTTCCCATACGGTCAGAATCTCCTTCGAGAGTCCCTCCATGCCTTCTTATCCACTCCTCCGGGGTGAGCCGTTCCGGTAAGAAAGCCACCCCGATCTGTGTGATCTGTATATTCGTCTGGGCCTCGCGGAGCTCGCCGGTTACTTTCGCCAGGAGCTCGGCGAGGTTATGTAAACGATCGATCGTCTTGAGTATCAGATCCCGGGGATCTGCGATCTTGTACCGAACGTGAAGCGGTACGCCCTGGCCCTCGACCTTCTCGAGGAGCTCGGAGAGCAGCCTCTTCTTACGGACACGCTTACCCTCGATGTTCTCCAGGTAGACGACCTCGATGTCGTCCGCCCTGGGCCCGATGTCGTACTTCGCCGGGTTCTCCGGGTCCGTCAAGTACTCGTCGCAGGCAGCCAGCATCTTGTTCACGTGCCTCGCGAGCCGCTCCACCTCGGACATGAGCCGGTCGGCCTTCGCTACCTCCTCGACCTTCGTGGCGGGAACCAGGTCTTTCGCCATGTGTTTCTTGTGCCTCACGAGCGAGCTGGTCGTGATGCCGAACTGTTTGGCAATCTGCCGGTACGGTACTCCGTCTATCAAAGATCGATTTATAGCTTCACATTGTTCATGATTGCAGACCGAGCATTTCTTAGGCACACGTTCAGTTCCCGTAATAGGTCTGGTTGTAATACCGAGTCCACTTACTGTTTACGTACTCCCGGATGTTCTCGAACACCTCGAGCCGGGCCATGTCCTCCTCGATCATCATCCTGATTTCTTCAACGAACGAGCCAACGGCTATTGCGTACCCCATGTTTTCGGCAAAGAAGGCCGGGATCGCCGACACGTTAATGGCGATGAGCTGTCCCCACCGATTGACGAGAGCTCCGCCGCTATTACCGGGATTCAGGGATGCGTCCGTCTGGAAGTACCGCACACCGTCCTGACCCTCGAGCTTGTTGCTTATCGTGCCCCTGGTGATCGTGAATATCGAGCCGTATGGGTGCCCGATCGCATACACCTCGTCCATCAGGAACACCTGGTTCGGGTTGGCGACCCAAGTTTCCTCGTCGAAGTATTCGAGGGGATCCGCAGGCAGGATCTTGATCAGTGCAATATCGCATTCTGAATGCAAACCTACAATACGAGCACCGTATTCGTTGAGCTCGCTGTCGTAGACCGTGATCCTGTCGGCGTTCCGAACCACGTGGGCATTCGTGACGATGTATCCGTCAGCGGTCGCAATACACCCGGTTCCGAAGGCGAACTGCGGAACGCCCATTATCTCGTATTCGCTGATGATCGCCACCGTTTTCGGAACCGAGTTCCACTTGACCGGCCCCTCCTGGGCGAAAGAAATGCCTGTGTTGAGAAGCAGGCCGAGCACAAGGAGAATAAAGACGAGTATGAGAATCTTTTTCATGGGGAACCCCCAGAGATTTATTTAACACTCTGGGCCACTTTTCGAAGCAACCACCACGCGAGCCCAACCGCCACCCAGGGTATCAGCTCGATCAATATGCCGAGGAGCACTTATTCTGGTATAAACGCCCCGAGCGCAGTGGCAGCGATCTGCAACCACTCAGCCTTCGTAATTTTCCCATCCTCAAGTGCGACTCTCGCCTCTTTCACCACTATCTCAGTATTCTCGATGATTCTCTTCCACTTTGCGTTCTTGATAAGGAAAGCGATGAAGAGAAGTACGGGTGAAACCATTCCAAGAATCTCATACCAAACCATTTTGACCTCCGATTAATGTGT